TCCTGTAACAATGGTTGGATTCAATTTGAGATTTGCGAAGACGGTTTGAACGATGCTACATATTTCAACAAGGTCTACAAAGAGGCCTGTGAAATTACGGCATACCTTTGCAAAATATTCAATATTGACCCAAACGGCACGGTAAATATGAATGGTGTATCCGTTCCTACAATTTTATGCCATGCAGACAGTCATGCGCTTGGGCTTGGCTCTAACCACGGCGATGTCAACCACTGGTTCCCGAAGTTTGGTAAGTCTATGGCGACGGCTCGTGCCGATGTCGCTGCGCTAATGAAAACCTCTGGCAGCGTTGCACCTACACAGCCGACAAACCCGACCACGCCTA